TGCTAACCAATACCGAGTAGTAATCTTGGCTTAGGGTAGCCCTGTGCTACCTTAGTAGAGGACTATTATGGCTAACTTTCTCAAATCTTTATTTGTCAAGGGCGTTGAGATTGACCCTGCTGGCGCTACCAGCAACCAAGTACTTAAATACAACGGAACTAAGTTTGTTCCTGGTACTGCTTCTACTGTCGGCTCTATTGATGACCTTTCAGACGTTGCCATTACATCGCCTACAAATAATCAAATATTAAAATACAACGGAACATTGTGGACAAACGCTTCTGCAAGTAGTGGCAATGTTGTATCAGATAGCCCTCCCAGTTCTCCTACGGCAGGACAAGTTTGGTTTGAATCAGACACTGGTAAAACGTTTATTTATTACGATTCCTATTGGGTAGAAATATCAGGAGGGCGTGGAGACACTAACCCTGTAGGTGCAGTGACAGCCTTTGCTGGTTCAGTAGCCCCAACCAGTTGGTTGTTGTGTGCTGGACAGGCTGTTAGCCGTACAGTTTACGCTCCTCTTTTTGCAGTTATTGGTACTACCTATGGTTCAGGAGATGGCTCTACAACATTCAACCTTCCTGACCTTAGAGGTCGCACAGTTGCTGGTGAAGATGACATGGGAGGAACGGCTGCTAATCGTTTGACAAGTGGAGGGTCAGGGATTACAGGCACCACACTGGGTTCTACTGGCGGTTCAGAAACAGTGACCTTGACTTCGGCTCAATCAGGAGTTCCTGCTCACTCCCATGCGAACACATTGACTAACAATGCTGTTACTTCAGGTGCAGGTTCGGCTCATGCCCATGCAAATACCGCATCATTTTCAGGTAATGCTGCATCTCACGGACACACAATTCTCAACCCTTCTACTGGTAACCAAATTTCTTACATGGGTAACGGGGCAACTGGTTATGCTGACCAATGGGGTCAAGGTAGTCAAGGTGGTTTGAGTGCAGGAACCCCAATTCAACAAACATCAATCACCCCAAGTGGTTCAGTAACAATGTCAAACGCTTCCGAATCAGCACATACCCACTCTGTTACAAGCAATGTTGCTATTAGCAATGTAAATAATACTGCTGCCAATGCTGGTTCTGCTCATACAAACACGCAGCCAACTATTGTTCTTACCTACATCATTAAGGCACTCTAATGGCAATTGATTTTCCAAACTCACCAGTAACTAATGACACCTATGTTGTAGGAGACCGTAAATGGGTCTATGACGGAGAAAAGTGGGCGCTAGTATCAGCAAGCCCTGAACTACTTGTAGTTAGTGCTACTGCTCCAACCAACACAAACGTTATTTGGGCAGACACTACGGTAACTGGAGTAGGCGTAGTACCTGTTGGTGGAACAACTAACCAAGTTTTAGCAAAATCGTCTTCTGCTGATTATGATGCAGTGTGGAAAACTCCACAATACTTTGTTTGTACTTCTTCAACTCGCCCTAGTTCCCCAATTACAGGTCAATCCATCTATGAAACCGACACAAACTTGGTTTATGTTTGGGATAGTTCAGCGTGGAAACCTATATCAACAACTTCAATCAATGCCAGTAATGGTTATTTGCGTTATCAAACTTCTTGGACTACGGCAACTTATGCAACTGGTTGGGCTTCATATGATGCTAATAGTTGGGGAAATGCTGCCTACTATAGGTCTGTTGATGGAATTGTCCATCTTCGTTCTTTAGTAAAAAGAATCAGTGGAAGTAGTGGTCTCATATTTACTCTCCCTGTTGGTTATAGACCACCACATATTCATCTTTTTGCTGTCGCTGGTAGTGGTGGTGTGGCTCGTATAGATATTAACACGGCTGGTGAAGTTTTATTTTCTGGTAACCAATCAGGTACTGTTGACCCTGCTAGTTGGGTTTCTCTTTTTGAAGTAAAGTTCGGGGTGTTCTAATGACTGTATTTAAACAATACAACACAGGAACGTCACAATGGGAAACTATTGTTACAGGAGTTGCAGGCCCTACTGGAGCAACGGGCGCAACTGGAGCAACAGGTGCAACTGGCCCTACAGGTGCTAGTGGTTCTTTTGCAACGACACAAACCGTCAACACACAAACAGGAACAACATATACATTGTTGACTGCCGATTTGGGCAAGATGGTTACATTAAACAATGCTTCAGCCATAACGGTAACTGTTGGTACTTCTCTTGGATTTACTGCTGGTCAAAGTATTGATTTATTAAGCCTTGGGGCTGGTCTGGTAACTGTAGCGGCTGGTGGTGCAACACTTGTTGGTACGCCAGGGTTGAAATTACGAACCCAATATTCTGCCGCTTCCCTTTTTTGTATTGGAACTAACAGTTATGTCCTTATTGGCGATTTGAGCGCATAATGCCTATCCGCCGTGGATTTTTTGGTGGTGCGGTAAACATTCTACCCACAGTAACTATTGGTGCAACAACTGATTTTACGGAAAGCCGTGGAGTTTTTAACGCTACTGTTAATGGAAACACATTAAACACGACAGTTGTTTTTCATTACAGTACGGCTTCTAACTTTAGTTCTTTTACTTCAGTTGCAGGTTCTGGGTCTGGTACTGGTTCGTTTTCTTCTAGTGCAACTGTTACTGGTTTAGCGGTTAACACATTGTATTATGTTCGTGCTGTAGCAACATCAAGTGTTGGTGCTGTAACTTCTGGTTCTACTTCGTTTACTACATGGAAACTAATCACTGTGTCGTATGGGTCTAGCACAACTTTAACTGTTCCTACTGTTTCTGGTGTCAACCCTGCCGCCTTGGTGAATGTTTTGATTGTTGGCGGTGGAGGAGGCGGAGCATTTAGTGGCGGCGGCGGTGGAGGCGGCGGATACCGCTACACAACTTCTCGTGCTTTTAATGGCACCAGTGGTGCTTTAACCATTACTATTGGTGGCGGTGGTACTGCTGGTAACGACCCCAATCTCAATGGCGGTGCTGGTGGTACCACAACCTTATCTGGAACCAACATGACTTCATATTCTGCTGATGGCGGTACTGGTGGTGTTGGTTCAGGTTCTCAGGGTGGAAATGTTGGTACTGGAGATAACCCTGCCTATACTGGCGGTCTGGGATTCACTGATGGTGGTAAAGTCGCCAATGCCTACGGTGGTGGAGGTGCAGGTGTTGCTGGTTATGGTGCTAGCGGTACTACTTATGGTGCAGGTAACGGTGGCGCAGGAACTACTATTAATGGTTGGGGTCTTGGTTCAGGTGGCGGCGGCGGCAGTCAAATTTCTGACCTTCCTGGTACTCATGGTTCTCCAACATCAGGATACGGACTTGGTGGAAACGGCGGCTACGGCGTAACACACATTCAAGCGGGTTCTGCTGGTTTAATAGTGTTTAGTTATTACGGACCTTAAAGAGGGATTATGGAAATAAAAACATACAGTATAGAAAATGTAAAATATGAAAAACTATTTTACATCCTCAACAACATCACAGATGAATCTGTAAAATTGTTTCGCAGAACACCAGCAGGTGATGAAGAATTTACTGGGTACCGTTTGTATCGTATGCCTGATGGTAAGTTGCTTATTGGATTTAGTCGTTATTGGGAAATTCAAACAATACATAGTTTGGTTGCAAAATGCGGAGACAAAGAAGAATTTGTTAGTACACAACCTTTTGAACGCATCGTTTCGTATTGGAATCCTGGGTTGGATTATACCAATAGGGGTGGTTTTTTCTTTTTGAATTCTAAACCTATATATACTGATGTTAATGATTGGCGTTGCGACAACACTTTTTATGGTCCTGAACGGTATATCGCTGTTGGTGAACAACCTCTTTTTAGTGAGTTCAAACTAGAAGACATTAATGTTTATGAACCAATAATTAACATCAATGGAATGGCAACATTGTGTTATGTGCATTTCAAAAACGATGAACACATGAGAGATTATGTTGTTAATGCTGATGTTATTCCTAGTTGTGGGGTTACCTTATCTGAGATGTTTCGTTTACTAACTGAATGGGCTGCTCTGGCTGAGTTGCCGTTCAACAGCATTGACCCAATTGTTCTTGATGCTAAAGAGTTTCTTAATCAAATAGGATTTGATGATTCATTGGTCGCAGACCAAGTAGATATGCAAATTGCTGAATACTTAAAAGGCAACACTGATGCTCGCAGGCGACCTATTGATG